CGACCCGATCGCGGCATGCCTCAACGAGACGGTCAGTTTGATCCTGGGAAAGGTCATACCCATTGCGGTGGGCTCGCTCAGACTCCCACCAGGACCGAAGTGCTGATGGTGTCTGAGCCAGTGAGATCCCCCACAAAGCCATCTCGAAATAGAGGTCAGCCCGACTTGCTAGGCTTTCCAAGGAATGCTGCCGCTCCTTCGTAAAACTCCATCCAGTCGCTTTTGAACGGAGTGTCCTGATTGTTTTTCAGGAAGTTGCGGTGGAGCTTTTTCGCCAGCTCCACCGCTGCGGGATCGAACTCAGGCTGCATTCGCTTTATCCCTGCTCGCCTTCAGCACCTTGGAGCGCTCGTTGGCCTTCTTCCGCAGGAACTTCTCGTCATCGACGTGAAGCTTCAGCAGATCGGCCTTGAAGTCGTCGCCGCCGACCAGAGCGATGACTGCCGCGTTGGTCTCGGTGGCCGCGATTGCCTTCTCCCATTTGTCGAGGATCTCGTCGGCTTCCTTGGCAGACAGGTTGGTCTCGTCGGACTGGTGGTCGTGATCCGCCGTATTGGACGAGCCGGCGGCGGCTCCGCGCTGCTGGTTGTCGTTGGCGGTGTCGCCGTTGAAGGCATCCACGCCATCCCGCAAGTCGTCCTTGCGGTCGTTGATGTATCGATTGTCGTCGTACATTCCGAGATGGATGTCGGCGCTGAAGCCGAGCAAGCTGAGGCACTTCGACACGGCGTCGGTTAGCGACTTCTTCGGCGCCTCTTCGTCGGTGAAGTAGCCGTTCTTGTTCTTGCCGACGAACTGGGTCTGACCGAAATGCTCGACCTCGCCCTTCTCACCGTTCCATTTGTACCAGAGCTTGATCCGGACGACGTGGATGACGTCCTTGTCCTGGCCGGGCTGATAGGTCTCGTCGACCACAGTCCAACCCCAGCCGATCCCGAGAGGACCGAATGCCTGCGTGGCCTTCTTCGCGTTGTAGGTGGAGTTGGTCGACGTTCCCTTGAAGCCACCGCCCTTGCTGAACTGCTTGGTGTACTTGATGTCGGTGACTTCGTTCGCGTTCCAGATCGCGAGATTGTCAATGGTCGCTGCTGCTGCCTTCGTCATGGTTTTCCTCTTCGTTGAATGGATGGGTGAGGGGTGGGGGCTTTAAGCCGCCTCCACCGCTGCTTCCTGGTTGTCGTTGGCGACGACGGGCTTGGCCTCGGCCTCAGCCTTCTTGGGCTTGGCCGCTGCCTTGGGCTTCGCAGCAGCCTTGACCTTCGGCGCTTCCGGCGGGAACAGACCGGAGTCCAGATCCGCCTGCTCAACGGCCTTCTTGTCGAAGTCCATCAGCATCTTGCCGTCCTTCGACAGCTTGACCGTCACACCCTTGCCGGATGCTTGTTGAGCATCGGCCGGCATCAACTTCTTGATGTCCTTCTTCGCCTTCTCGTGCCGCTTGATCGCTGTGAGCGTCTTGATCAGGATGGCGGCTTCCGACGCCCATTCGTTGCTCTCGGTCATATCCACGATGCGGATGCGATCGACCAACGGGATGACGACGTCCGGAACGCCGGGCACGCGACCTGTCTCGACGCAATCCCAGAAATCCTTCTCCGCCTTGAGCAGCTCGGAATGATAGAAGACGTCCGCCTCGATCTCGGCGCGGTACCACTGCGCGGCGCCCGTCAGGATCGACAGATGCGAGACCGGCAGATCGGTCACCATCATGTTATGCTGGCACTGCGGATAGTATTTCTCGATCGCCTTCTCCAGGTCGAAGCCGAACGGGAACATGAACTTGAACTCGACGATGCCGAACGGCTCGGAGGTCTCGGTCTCGCGAAGGTAGCCGTCGAGCGTCGTATGAGCCTTGTCCCAATCGGCGTAGTGGACCTTCAGCTGCTCGTCGGTGACCCACCAGCCGGTATCCTTCTCCATCAGGTCGGCGTTGAGCGGCTCGGTCAGATTACCGAGGTTGATCAGGATGACCTCGCTCAGATCGACCGACTCCTGCTCGCCGCGCTTCTCCTTCCAGAGACGCTCGATCGCCTTCTGATCACCGCCCATGATGATCTTGGCGTCCGAGCCGCCGACTGACTTCATCCGCGCAGCACGAGCTGCCTCAGACATTCCGATGTGACCGGTACGACGATAATTTGAAGGTTGCATTGCAAGTTCCAATTCAAGCAAACGGTGGGTTAGCGGTAGTCGCGCCAGATGGCCTCGACTCCGAGGGTGGTTACGAATGCGGCATGTGCCGCGAGATCCTCTGCCGTCACCCTGGATGCGAGCGGCACGGGCCGCTGCCGGATGGTGGGCTTTGCGAACTCGACCTCGACAACGTCGGGGGCAAGGCTCATTCCGAATTGCCTGCCGCCGAGCATCTCGACGTAGACTTCGGCGAGAAGCTCAGCATCCAGCAGTGCGCCGTGATGGGTTCTTCTCGAGTTGTCGATGTTGTAGTGGCTGCAGAGAGCGTCGAGCGAGTGCTTGCCGCGGGGCCGCTTCTCTTTCGCCAGCTCCAGGGTATCGACGACCACGTTCGCAATTGGCTCGTATCCGAGACGATCCAGCTCTGCGTTCAGCATGCCGAGGTCGAAGGCGGCGTTGTGGATGACCAGCTGAGCGCCGTCGATGAACTTCATGAACCGATCGGCGAGCCGGCGAAACGTGGGCTTCGATGACAGGAAGATGTCGCCGAGCCCGTGAACCCTGAAGGCTTCCTTGTGGACCAGCCGGCCCTGGGGATTGACGTAATGGTGAAACGACCGGCCCGTGGGCATGCGTTCGATCATCTCGACGCAGCCGATTTCGACGATGCGATCGACCTTGCGATCGAGCCCCGTCGTTTCGGTATCGAGAATGACCTCACGTATGCTCAAAGCGGTTGCCTCGTGACTGGGTTGATGCCGTCCCGGAAGATCTGCGCGAAGATCAGATCTCGCAGCCGGTCGGCGATGGTCTGCGACGAGTCCAGGAGCGCGCTCGTACACATCTCGATCTCGTTGGGAGATCCATTGAGGTAGGCCGCTTCCAGCCTGCAGACGCAGGCTTCGTGGACTCGTCGCGAAGCCTGGAGAGCCAGGTACATTTCGACTTCTTGCTGGCTACGCGACATCGAACACCGAGTAGTTTTCGCGGAATGAAAGGCCAGCGGCCGGCACGATGCCGTGATGGTTCTTCAAACCCCTCATGATGTAGCCGATGGTGCGGGTCCGGATTTCGTTGATGTTCTGACGGTTCGATTTGCGCGTCGGACAATAAAGCCGATGTACAATCTCTTGATCTCCCCCGCGAGCAAGCGCGATTGCAGCTTTTGTAAGTCGATCAGGTAGGCGGGCAACATTGCACCATCGCATCCAGTCGAGGACACCGAGGGCTCGATCGATGTCGTTGCGCTGCGGCGCATACTTGGTCACTCCGTTGTAGGGTTTCATCGCCGAGAGCAAGCGGATCTTCTCGATCTCATGCAGATCGTCCCGCGTCATGCCGATCATGTTCCAGCCGCCCGAGCGATTGCCCGAGGTCAGCCACCGACGTTCGTTGTCGGGTGTCTTGTCGATTGCCTCGACCGACTCCTGGAGGAGGGCCCAGATGACGTCCGAATGTCTGGCGCGATCACCCTTCAACGCAACCGCTAACTCACCGCCGTGGGTGAGCCAGCTGATTGCGTTGGAGCGATCCTCAAGCGAGGACGAGGTTTTCATTCTTGACCTGGGGCTGTGGTTGGCCGGGATATGACTGACGGCGGCGGGTGGCGCGATATTCGTAGATGTTTTCGCCAACCCGGAACTGGGTCAGTGAAAGCTCTCCGGCCTTGGCATCCCTGAACATGCGATCAGCGATAACGTTGAGCATGTTGATGCGCTGGCGCTCGGGCGTCCGGAGGAGATCCTGAGCCGAGATCACCACCTGCCGGTCGTACTGCAGGTCACCCTGCCAGTAGATCAGCGTCTCGCCGTGAGCTGCGGCCTGCAGCCAGTCGTAGTAATCGCCGAGGGCGCCTACATCGACTTCGAGAACTGTGCGTTTCCCGGGCATCTCAGCTGTCCACCAGTTCGGCGACCAGGTCAGCCTGGATCCCCGCGATGATGGTCAGGTTCTCGATGATGCGGCCGAGCTGTGCGACAGCCGAGCGCTTCTCGTCGAGATCGGCTGCTTCAGCTTCATCGGCGGTCATCATCATCTCGCCGTGACCGTAGGAGACCTCGCCGGCCTGACCGAAGACGTTGCCGAAGATGCTGTTCATCAGATGCTCCTCGGACAGGTCGAACTCGGCCTGTAGGCCCTCGTCGTCGGCGCAGAAACCCGGAGGGCAACCACAGTCCTCGGCGTTGTCGTTGCTGGCCGGGAAGAACTGAGCCGGGTCGACCAGTTCGTCGCCGTTGATCAGAACGAAACCCTGCCGCTTGGCAGCGGCCTCGATCTGCTCGATTAAGTTGGAAAGCGGCGAACCGCCCACGTTCAGAACTCTCATTGTTGCTCCGCTTTGCATTCATGCAAACGTTAGATGAAAAAAGGGGCGCCCCACACGCCAAACTAAGAGGGGGCGCCCCGCCAATTCCCCGCACAACGGGGAAGCTCGAAGTCGTTAAGCGGCTTGTCCCCGCTCTTGTCGCCACGCCTCCCAATACTTCGTGCTCAACTCCGATCGGAGCTGCTTGAAGCCGTGGAAGTTTAGGTTCTGCTTTTGCGTTCCCCATTCCAGGTTCGTCGGACGATTATTCCGACTATCCTCGTCAAGATGCATCGCAACTGCCTCCGGGAACGGCTTCTTTCCGTTGAAAGCCTCGCAGACGAGAACTGCGATACGATGGGTCTTTCCCTTGAACATAAGGACGTAGCGCTGCGTCTCGCTGTCCCACTGACCAAGGGTCGGCTCACCTCCGTACACCCGGTATCCTCCGTGTGGCATCGTAGCCACGTAGGGGATCCTCATCACTCGACCGAGTGAAGAGGCCAGGTACTCTGGAAGCCGAGGGATCGGCCTCCAGATCTCGTTGTTGTCATTCACGGTGCGACGACTCTAAAATGGTATGTCGTCATCCATGTCCGAGTTGCGGTTGCCACCCGAAACGGCGCGGCGCGACGAATCGCGATCATCGGCAGGCCGATCATCACGGGCAGCAGCGCGTCCACCGGAGCGACCACCGCCGCCACCCGAACCACCGCGATCATCAGCACCGCGATCATCACGGGCTGCAGAGCGGCTCGCCGAACGGCCACCGCCGCTGGAGTTGCCACCGCGGTCATCGCTGTTGCGACCGCCGCGATCATCACCGCCATGGGCCGAACCGCTGCGCGAACCGCCACGGGAGCCGCCGTCGTCACGCGCGTTGTCGTTGTCGAAGGAGAGCTTCATCAGCGCTTCCATCGCCGCGAACTTCGGGATGACGATTTCGGTGGTGTAACGCTCCTTGTCGTCCTGATCCTTCCACTTGCGGGTCTGGATCTTGCCTTCGATGCGGACGAGGTCACCCTTCTTCAGGTACTTCTCGATGAACTCGATCGTCTTCTCGTTCCAGACGACGATGTTGTGCCACTCGGTCTTTTCCTGCTTTTCGCCGTCGCGGTCTTTCCAGACATCGCTGGTGGCGACGCTGAAGTTGGCCACGGCGCCGTTGTTCAGGTTCTTGATCTCGGGGTCCTTGCCGAGACGGCCGATCAGCTCGACCTTGTTCAGTGTTGATGCCATGTAATGGTCTCTCCTTGTGGATTTGCATTAGCACGCGGTGCGCATTCATGCAAATAGTTTGTCAAAACTCGTGCGGCCGGAACAGTCCGGTAGTCTCGTCGAACGACAGACTCACAACCCCGGTGTTGCCGGCGATGCGCTTGAGGCGCACCTTGGAGATGTAGATCTGGCGTCCGTTGGTATCCGGCTCGTCCGCATGAACCACAATGCCGAGATCCGGTTTGTTGGCCCAATGCGCAGAGTCCGAAATGTTGTAAAGCCCGGGGACAGTGTCGGGCGCAATCTTCGTGGGATGTGCCACGATGCAGACTGTGCAACCAAACTGCTTTGCGAACCTCTTGAACTTCTTGATCGCCACGCCGACGTATTCCGTCAGCGTCATATTGCCTGGTCGGTTGTGCTCCAGCTCGTTCCATGGATCGGCGATCAGTAATCGGACGCCGTCACGGAACACCGCGGTAGCCGCCCGATCGAGGATGTAGTCGATGTCCATCGAGACATCTTCCGCCGTGTCGTCATAGTCGATGAAGCGGAAGTATCGTTCGACGAACGCGGTGGCTCTCAGCCGGTCTTCCATCGTCCAGCTCTTGCGCTCCTTATCCAGGAAGGCCGTCATCAGCTCATGTGCCAGGAACGGCTTGACCGCCTTCTCACCGGAGAAGATGGCGCAGGGCCATTTATGGATCTTCGCCAGCAGCACGGCTGCCTGGTTGATGAAGGTCGACTTGCCCATACCGGGGATGCCGGTGCAGACGATGAACTGGCCGGAGTAGAACTTCATCTTCTCGTCGAGTTCCTTGGAGATGCCGATCTCGCACATCTGCGGGATCTCCATCTCGGGATAGTCCGACAGCCGGAACAGACCCTTCACCGGCCACTGCTTGGCGTTATCGATGACTTCTCGGACCTTCTCCGCGCCGAGGTATTTCTTGACCTCGTTCATGTCCTTGCACTTGCGGAGCCGGCCATCCTTCTTCTTGTCCGGCACCACCAGATCGGAAGGGTATTCGATCCAGAAGCACTTCGCGGGACCGAGACGTCTGACCAACTCCTTGGCGAGCCGGCCACCAGGCTCGTCGCCATCGACGGCGATGATGTGCGTCTTCACCCGGAGCAGCTGCTCCATCAGCCGGGACATGAACGAGAACTTGTCGTCGTCCTCGGGATCGATGTCGCGGTCGTCGTCCGGCACGGCGATCAGCTTGCCGTTCTTGTCGCGTGCCGGCGGCGCCCCATCGGGGACCGAGACCACGGACGAGTATCCGGACTCCTTGACGGCGAGAGCATCGAACTCGCCTTCCGTCCAGATCAACGACTCCGTGCCGCACTCAAGGCGCAGCAGGTTTTCCTCGTCCAGCAGGGCATTGGCGTTGTAGACGGTCTTCACCGCGCCCTTGCGCTGCTGGAACATCCGAATGCCGTCCTGCTGCCAGCGGAACTTGGTGTTCACCTCCTGGTCGAGTTCGAAATAGGGCAGCGCCAGGATCGGACCGTCGAGATCAGGCTCGATTGACCCATCTCGCAAGCGACGCGCGCTGTAGAGCCCCATATCCGCCGCCGTTTCGACGCTCAGCCCTCGGGCCTCGATCCCCAGTGCGTGCTTCTCGCTTAGCATTCTCTGATCCTACCCAGTTGCAGTTCTTGCAGTTCCAACAAACGCCGCTCGCATCGATCTTGACGCTGAGGCATTTGATTTTCTTGTGAGCGCCTTTCCGAGTGTGTGAACACTGCGGGCAGATGGCGTACTGGTTTCCGAACTTGGTCGATCGGAGGTCGATCTTCTCCTCTCGCAGAACCTTGAAGACGTCGACCGACATCAGATCGCCACCGTTCGCCGGGGCTTTCCGTAGCCGCCCTTCTTCTGGACTGGCCGGTCTTCCCAACGATCCCCGTTGAGCCAGGTTGTGGCCCAGCACCATTCGCGGAAGTCGTCTTTGTTGAGATAGAATTTGAGGCCTTCCATCAGGGCCGGGAATTCGACTTCACCGGCTGCGCTGATCCGGTCGAAGATTGCGCTGGCGTTTTTCCTGCCATCCTTCCGAGGGAAGAGTGCCCAGAACTGCGCGAAGGCATCTTCCGGCCAAGGCCCAGCGGCGCCGCGTTTCCTCTTCGTATCCTTTGAAGGTTGAAGTGGAGGTTCTAGTTTACGGTTAAAGGTGTCAGCGTCGGCGACAACCTCTGTCGTCGTCGCCGACAACCCCTGTCGGTTTGCTTGACACCCGTTGTCGTTGTCCGCGACACGCCGTGTCGCATTGCTTGACACGGGAGATGGGCGAGGGGTCGTGTCGTCCTCGTTGACACGGGTGCCAGCGCGGGGAATGAGAAGCTCGTAAAGGGACGATCTGAAAGCGCCGGTATTGTGCTTGCGCTGGAGCATCGAGATGATGCCAAGATCCTCCAACTGGCCGAGGGCCTTACAGACCGTCTGCCGGGACAGGAGCGTCTTCGCTGCGATGGTGTTCTGCCGGGGGAAGGTCTTGTTGTCCTCGTCGGCGTAGTTCGCCAGCGTAATCAGGACCAGTTTCAAAGTGGAGTTCATGCCCTCGATCTCAAGATCGAAGGCCCACGTCAGTGCTCTCAGGCTCATGCTTGTGCTTTCCGCGGGGCTTGACCCCGAATTAGGGAAAAGGTATTAGCTTGAATTCAAGCAAACGGTCAAGCCACGATATGTGGTGATTTCAACTTTTACGCACACAAAGGAAGAAAATGAGTTCCATCCTCGTCGCCGGCCTCGATCCGGCCTTTGCCGCCTTCGGCATCGCCAGGATGTTGCTCGATCTCGATACGCTCGGTCTCACCGTGGAGAGGGTGCGGACGCTCACGACCGTGAAGCTGGCCGGCAAGAAGAAGATGATCCGTCAGAACAGCGACGACCTTCGCCGTTCCACCGAGTTGCATGATGGCTTTCATGAAGAGGTTTCAGGCTGCATTGTGGCCTTCGCCGAGATCCCGTCCGGCGCCCAGCACGCGCGATCGGCGCTGGGTTTCGGTGTGGCGCTCGGCGTCCTGGCCTCATGCCCGGTCCCGATCATCCAGGTCATGCCGGTCGAAACCAAGCTGGCCAGTGTCGGCGTAAAGACCGCGGAGAAGCCGGAGATCATCGCCTGGGCTGCAAATCAGTACCCCAAAATTCCATGGAAGCTCTATGAACGGGAGGTGAAGAAGGGCAATAAGGTGCTGCGGCGAGTCGGCGATTTGCACGACGACAATGAGCATGCTGCTGACGCCTGTGCGGTTGTTCACGCTGGCATTCGCACTCCGGAATTCAAACAGCTGCTTGCAGTCCTGCGCGCGACCAACTTTAATCCCCTGCGAAAATAGGTTCATAACGTATTGATTCGGCTGCCCTTACAGCGATTTGAGAACGAAGCAAGAACAAAAAAAGATTTGCAATCGAGCAAAACTTAATTTACCCAGTTCCATTAGCATCCGCGCAAATGCGGGAGGACTGGATGAAAATGATTTCGAGATCCAATCGAAGATTTGAAGTGGAGACAGCCTCGCGTGCGAGGTTTGTCTTACAAGTTTTGTTACAGGGCATGCTAATTAGGAGATTGCAATGAACGTATCGGCAGAGAAGATGAAAGCTCCGCGGGAGATCGTGATTGAGTGGATCGATCACATTCTTGATCGAAAGAAGTGGACAGGCACCGACCTGGCTCGAAAATCTGGACTGGCGCCGTCAACCATTCTTCGATTGTTGAACGACCCTGAGCATCCATTCGTGCCATCGCTGAAGACCTTGCAGAAGGTCGCGGAGGGCTCCGGCTATCCGATCCCCCGCAAAGTGATGGAAGTGCTCGGTGCGAACCGGATGGAAGAAAGTGAAGCTCATGACGACGAAGAGCCGCGCCGTGCTCGGGCCAACCATCGCGTCCCGACCGTCGAGCTGCGTCATGTGTCGGCGCTGCCAGCGTCTCTTCAAGCAGCTGCGAATGCCAAGCGTGACGCCTACGTGGCTGCTCCGCCTCAGCTTGAGGGGGACGAGACTGCGTTTGCTTTCCACATGCCGGACGATACCTTCGATCCCTGGATGAAGTCCGGATCTCTTGTGTTCGCGACGAAACGCCGAGACCCCGTCAAGGGAGATACGATCGTAGTTACGGACAAGAACGGCAAGACTCGCGTCCGTCTCCTGATGGGTATGGATGAGAGCGGCCTCGCCCTGTCGAAGTCAATTCCGGTCAAGGAAGAAGAGAAGATGAACTTCGACGATATTAGTGATATCGCCATCATCTGCATCTACGTGAAGATGATGTAAGGGTGTTGGGGGTCGCCGCCTAATAGGCGACCCTCATGTTGAACGTGTCCTGTACGCGATCGATCATCGACCTGATGAAGTTCACCGATGACGTCATTTTCTCGACGTCAAAGTCGTTGCGCAGCTGCTCCAAATGAGCCAACCAAACCTTGTCGGCGTTCGTCTTGTTCACGTCGACGATCGACTGCCAGGTGTCCCTATCGATCTGCAGTTTGACCTTGGAAATCTCGAAGTCGAGGTAGTCCAGAAACTCTCGCAGCGGCACCGTCACGTCCTGGACGGCCGGCTCGATCACCATCAAGCACCTCGATATGTCCTCCAGGATTATCGGGATCCTGCTCTTGAACTTGGCGTTGATCTCCCGAAAGATTATTGGACCCGGCGGATCCTGTTTTTTAGCTGTCTGCCCCGTCATTGAATGCCTCTCGCGTTGGTTTTGTTCTGAGCTTGGCGGCTCTTATGTCGGCCCGAGTGACCTTCACCGGCTGCAGACCTCGATCTATTGCCGAGAATGCCAGCGCGGTCGCCTTGGTAGCGCCTACCACTTCGTATCGAGCGACGGCCTGAGGTGTGAGCCCCAGCCATCTACCCAGGTCTGGTTGAGTGAGATTGCGGGATATCCGCCACGCTCTGACCTCTTCACCGGTCAAAAACTTGTCCGGGGACTTACGACTCCGCACGCTCATTGTCTGATCTCTAACATTCGAGCAATGTAGATACCCAGACCAACGTGCGTAACCGCTATTTGGTATATTCTTGTTTAAGATAAACACCTCGGCATCGGCCGCGATGCTACCCCGCATGCGGGACACCATCGACGGGCACTTCCGCGGTTTTTCAGTTTTCGCTCGAAGTCCCGATCGGCTCCCGGAAAGTAGTGAGCAACGTGGATTTTACAGCCCGCAGCCACAGCCGCCTTGATGAGCGGTGAGGCATGACCGGAGAGGTGCCTCTCAAGTCTACGGGTCGGATCCTCGTCTTTGCAGAAACCGATGTAGTGCCCAGCATGAAGGTAGCTGGGGTCGAGATGAAGCAGGTAAACTGTCATTTGAATTCATGCAACCTTTCGGGCAAGTTTATGACGCTTTTGCAGCAGCCTTCGCGTTCGCGTTTGCGACAATCCTGGCGAGGTGTCCCGATCCCCACTCTTTCGCAATAATAGGGACGGCAGTGGCGCGATCGGTGGGCTCCCCGACCGGGTGCCATTTCGGTCCGGGTGGTTTGAACGCGATCACACGGACCTTCGCAGTTTGAGGTTTCTTCACTTCTTCTCCTTTGGTGGTAGGCCAAGTGCTTGGCGCAGCATGCCGTCCCTGTCGCCCGACTCCATCGAGTAGGCGACACGGCTTTGCAGCTGACCCAGATCGTTTTTCTCGAGCAGTTCGAGGATGTAGGCGGGACAGCTGAACTTCAGGGCGGCGATCAGCTGCGGCTTCGTCTTGTCCTTGATGGCTCCGAAGTTCGCTCTGATGCGAGCCTGGTATTCCTTCTGCCTGGCCGCGAGCGTGGGGCTGTTGGCCAGGATCATCCCGAAGATGATGCCGTCGATCGTTTCTTCTGCGAGGCTCTCCCTACGCATCGTCGTCTCCCAGGTTGAAAATGTATTCGTGTCTGTCAGTCACGAGGTTTTCCATCGCCACGTCGAGCGGCGTGGAGTGAACCTCGCCTTGGCCGAGGGCTCTCTTCTCCATGTCACGACCAAGGCAGGAGAGTCGGGACACCACTGATTGGGAGATCCCAACTCTCCTGGCGTGTTCGGACATATTCTGTCCGGTCCGCCGCACCCGATACATCATGACCTGTCGTTCGAATGCCTCGCGCCAGTCGAATGGTTTCGCCGGCATCAGGCGACCTTCGCCTCCAACTGGTCGACCAGATCGAACGTTCCCTTTAGGAGATCTTCGATGTTGACGGTGTGATTGTTGATCACGTCCCAGCCGTTCTCGCCGTAGATGAAGTAGATCCAGGCGAACGGCTCCGCGCCATCCTTCCTCAGGTAGATCCATTCCTCGTCGCAGGCGAACATCTCCTTGAAGATAGCCTCGGCGTCGGTGCTTTTTGTGATCGCGTCCTCCTCGCCGTCGAATACGTCGATCGAGTATCCGGCGGCGAGGGCGTCATCGATCACCTTGCGGACGATCTGACGCTCCATCTCCTGTCGTTGCTGTCGTTGCTGTAGTTGCATGGTTTCCCCTATGAAAAATCCGAGTCGCCGTAGCCGTCCTCGGTGAAGCGGTTCGAGCGTCGGTAGTCGCTCGTCCTGTGTGGTGGTGCGCGGCCGGCGCCGCGGTTGGTCCGGATGATGTTGCCGATGTCGCTATCGCCATCGACGTCGTCATCCAGGAGGTGGACGTCCCAGAGGCCAAGCTCGCTTCCCTTGGGCATCAGGCGATCTCCCTGCTGCGCTCGAAGTGCTTGGAGCCCGTCCCGTGGGCGACGATGGTGATGTCGGCCTTGGCCTTGGTTTTGGCTCCGCCGCACAGCATGCACTGGGCGCACTGCACGGTCTTGCCCAGCTCCTTGGACGCCGGGCACAGGCCTTCGCCATCCAGCTTCGGATCATCCTTCCCGCGAACACGGTAGGTACGGAATCCGAGAGCCTTGGCTTCCTCGCGCTCGGCCTCGCTATCGCAAGACGCCATGCAGAAGGCCGAGAGCATCGGGAACTTGCGCCACAGGTGGCTGTAGCCGTTCAGCTCGGCGACCTGATCGAGAGCCACATCCCAGACCGCCACGGGCACTGCCCCAGGATCGCCGTATGCGCCGATCCGGACGGTCCTGCGGGCCAGCAGCTTGCGCGCCTTGGTCAGCTTGACGTCAGGATAGATGCCGCGCTCGTACCCGTCCCAGATCACCCTGGGGCCGTGCATGAGGGTCACGTAGCATGACCTCTCCACGTTCCTGCGGAGCCCCGTGACGGGGTCCTGGATGACATAGCCCCGATGGCGACAGCCGCCGCAGATCGACACGTCGTCGCCTGTCTGGGCCGCCCGGAGCGGGTTCATGTCCGCTCGGATGATGTAGATCTGGATCATCGGGCCGGTCTTGGTATTGGAGCCGCCGTCTATCAGTCCGGTGGCAATGCAAACGATGGGCTGCCCGTCGATTTCGGACGGCCCCCGGTAGAGAACAAAACCGTTCATCGGTCTCTCCTGGTTTGAATTCATGCAAACGCCCTGCGGCGCAGCTTGCCTGGGAGCCATCCTTCCGGAACGGCTTCAGGGTGAAAGAGGGTCGACCGCTCCCCGTTGTTGAACCACTTTCGACCAAACATTGGATTCAACGATCCGCGCTTAGCCTCACTACCCTTAGGGTTTTTCGACCCGCGGATAGAGGCTGCGATCTTGGATCGTGCTTCGTCTGTCAGTTTGACTGGCCGGCCGCGTTTAGCCGCCGAGCATTTCTCTCGCGTGTCAGGATCATTCATCCTGGAGAGCATGATCTGGCTGTGTCGTTGCCGATCTTCTTCGGTCCACACCCGACCAGGCTGGCCTTTTGTGGTTGGCGACTTACGTTCGGCAAACTTCCTTCCTTTATGGTTCGGAGGATTGTCTCCGCCCTCAAGGACATTCAGAAGGATGCCGCCATCATCAATGCCCAGACGGCCATACCTACCGATCAGCTCTATCTCGAGCTGAAGCGCCTCGTTTTCAGTTAAGCCATCAGCTACGATCTCGATGCATGGAGACAGACCTGCATCCAGCATTGATTTCAACTTCCGATGAAACCTGGATCGAGGTGCTGGCCTCTGGCATATTGCCAGATGATCATTGGCACGGGTGGACGTGCCCTTCCCAACGTAGAAGGGAAGGGCGTCATCGTCGGCCTTGAAGGTGTAGACGTAGAACGACATCATGCAGCCTTGACTTCGGCTGCTGGCTTATTGTTCTCGTTGGCGGCTATCGGCTTCGCCACTGGCGGGAGGAGATCGATCAGCTCTTCCATTGCCCGTGTTGCTGCAACGTAACACAAATTGTTTTCTTGTTGCTTTTCCCAATCTTGAGTTGCGTATCGCGATGGGCAGGTATTGAAGCGATCCAGCCAATAGACTCGTTTGAATTCCCGGCCTTTCGACCGGTGGATCGTCGACAGCGTCAGGACGCCCGATACGTTGTCGGCAAAGATGCTGTCGAGATAGGCCACAACGTGGTTTATCTCGTTGTTGCCTGTCAGCCGGCACGCATCCATCACCACCTTGAGGGTCTCGACCTTGTCCTCAGCTTCCTGGACGCGGGCGAACTTCTTCTTGGCGGTCCACTTCTCGGTCTCTCGTTCGAGCCACTCTTCGAGTTTCTCTTCGAGTTCCGGGATCGTCTGGATCGATTTCCAGCGGGTGGCCAGTTTTTTCAGGGCTTCGCCGATATCGCGACCTTCGATCCGGCAGGGGATCTTCTCGCGGATCAGCGCGAACGCCGCCGTCACCAGGGGCCGGGTGTTGCGGCACAGGATGGCCGCATCCTGGTTGAGGCGGTCCCTCCTTTGGATCATCTGCTCGAACGTCTCGAGGGAGAGCGTTCCCTCAGGCGCGGATGGATGTGCCTGGATGTGAGAGACCCAGGCCTGCGCGAATTTCACCACAGACTTCGGGCAGCGGTAGGTCACCGTCAGTGGCATTTCCTTGCACTGGAAATACGACTTCAGGTTATCCATGCTGTCGTTGTCGGCGCCCGTAAAGCCGTAGATGGCCTGGCACGGATCTCCGATGCCAAAGAACCGGCCACCGTCCTTCAGCAGCGCATCCACCATGAGCTTGCGAACGATGTTGGCATCCTGCGCCTCATCCATCAGCACGTTGTCGTACTGCCAGAACCTAATCTGGTAGAGCAGCGGCAGGTAGATCATGTCGTCGAAGTCGATGATCTCGGAGTCGTTGTTCGACTCCTTCAAAATCTCGATCGCCGTATCGATGATGCCGTCAGCCTTCTTCTGGAGCGGCTCTTCATCGAACAGGTCGAAGTGATCCACGACATCCATCCAGATGGAGAAGTCGTCGATATCGCCGATGATGCCGAAGGCATTCTGCTTGGCGAGCGATACCAGCTTGCAGATGACAGAGGTGTGAGGCACCAGTTCCGGCCCGATCTTTCCGGACTCGCACATGGCAGAGCAGATGTTGCCGACCTTGTCGGCGACTACCCGGTTCTTTGGGAATGCCTTGCGGTAGTTGCGCAGGCCGATAGCGTGGACGGTTGAAGCTTCAGCCTTCTTCCAGTCCACGCAATCGCGCTTGAGCTTGGCCTTCAGCTCGTCGGCGATCTTCTTGTTGTATGCCAGGATTATGGAGGAGCCGCGCATCTGAGGCACGGCCTTGAGGATCGTGGTGGTCTTGCCGGCGCCGGCCACGGCGATCAGCACGATGGAGCTAGTCCCGGTTTTGGCCTCATGGATGAAGGCCGCCTGCTGCGGGGACGGGATGAAAACCATGGTGAGATACCTTTCATTGCGGGCGTAGAATTAGCAGTCTATTTGCATTCAGGCAAACACAATTTGGAAAAAAATGCAAATAGGTCTGTCCCGTGGGCCCGCAGGCTAGGGCGTGAACTCATAAATCGATGGGCGTTGGCGAACGTCCGCTTTGGTGCGCATTACGGACTCAAGTCGGACATCGCCCGATGTCCGAAAACCTGCACAGAAGCAGACGTTCCTTCTCGCTCTGCGCGTCATGCGAACTGATACAATTTACTGTGTACAACGCTAACGAGCACGCACTGATAGACCCGATGGATCGAGATCACCGACGCCGACAAGGAAGCTTGCACCTCCGGCGAGTTAAGAACCGACGAACCGAGGGGATGCGAGACGGTGGCTAAGCATTGATGACGACCTTCGTTCTGATTCCCGGAGCTGGAGGTGCCGCATGGTATTGGCATCGCGTCCTGCCATCCGCAGGCCTACACGCCTACGCCGGCCTCGTCGTCGCCTCGATCGGGAAGCGAAGCGACGTGACACTCGTTGCCCAATCGATGGGCGCATTCACGGCAGCGCTCGTGTGCACTCGCGCTCGGACGCTGGTGGCTACAGCGTCGAGTTCGATCTCGCCACGTATTTCCTCCGTGATGTGCCAAAGGATGTCGCCGAAGAAGGAGCCGCGCACCAGCGCCGGGAATCCGAGATCGCCTTCAGCGAGCCCGCGAACTTCCAAGCGTGGCCCGATGTTCCGATTCATGTGGTGGTTGGTAAAGACGATCGGTTCTCTCCGCGCGACTTTCAGGCACGCGTGGCACACGAGCGGCTCGGCAAGACCATCGACGAAATCCCATGCGGCCACCTGGTTGCGCTCTCCCATCCACGCGAGCTCGCCGAAGTCCTGCTTGCCTACGTCGCGAAGTAGGGCATGCGAGCTCGACAGTATTGGAACGATTTTGCAACCTGCCGTCCGTGCGAGGCTGCTCTGAGTTCCTTCAGTTGAGTGACTGCTTGGCTGGGCCGGGAGGATTCGGCCCGGGAGGATTCGGCCCTTGCAACGCTTGCTTATTCGGGCGACAATACGGCTGGCGCGCTCATTGCGGGCGACGGGTCATACGCGGCTTCGCCGCGCTGCTCCGCCAATATTTGGCATCGAGTTTTGTGACAACCAGCCGGCCAAGGCAGGACGCCGATTAGCGATCCGTCGCAGACCCAGCAACAATGTTGACCCTGCCGCATGTGGGAACGGCTGCGTAGCGGTGTCATGGCGGGCGATATGGAAAGCCGCATGAAAAGAGTCCCGTGAAGGTCGGAGGATGGGAAGGTGATCTTTTGAATCGATCGCCCCTCGGTCCGCAGTCCTAACCTAAAAGCGGTGGCGTGCAGCGTGCGCGGCATGTACGGGAAGGCCGGAAGAGCAGGCGCATGTCACGATCGGAGCGGTCCACGTGCACCTCCTCTCGTCCATCGGAGTTCTTCTAGAAGGGAGGCTCGCATGTCCAGCGCGGATAAATCTATAACCCCAAAACACCCCGAGCGGAGGCTGGCCGCAGTCCTAGCCGCCGACGTAGTCGCCTACTCTCGCCTAATGGGCGCAGACGAAGAGGGCACCCTTGAAAGTCTCAAGGCGCATCGGCGTGAACTGATCAATCCAAAAATTATTGAGCATAACGGTCGGATCGTCAAAACGACGGGTGACGGGATTTTAATTGAATTCCCCAGTGTTGTCGACGCGTTGCGCTGCGCCACCGAGGTCCAGCTCGGTATGATTGAACGCAATGTGGATGTGCCGAGGGAGAAGCGGATTGAGTTTCGAGCGGGCATCAATGTCGGCGATATCATTTTGGATGAAGGGGACATTTACGGCGACGGAGTGAATATCGCTGCTCGGTTGGAGAATTTGGCCGAGCCGGGCACTGTCTACATCTCCGGTGCGGTGTTTGATCAAGTGAGGAACAAACTCCCCCTCCGATACGACTTTCTTGGCGAGCAGCACGTTAAGAACATCTCAGAGGCCGTGCGGGTGTACCGTGTCCACCCTAGCAGCACCTCGCGTGCGCCATTGCTGCTGCGGCGCGGCGGTTGGCTCGTTGCGGCGGCGCTACTTATTGGGATAGGTGTGACCAGCGTTGCGTATTGGCAGCAGCGAACGTCACCGATCGAGTCTGCCGCGGTGCTGCCGATACCTTCGCCTGGAGGTTTGCTTTCCGAGCAACCGTCAATCGCGGTGCTGCCCTTTGCAAATATGAGCAGCGATGCGGCGCTTGAGTACTTCGTCGATGGTATCACCGAAGACTTGACTACATGGCTCTCGCAAAACCCGGAGCTTCGTGTAATTTCGCGCACCTCCGCCTTCGCGTATAAAGGAAAATCCCCCGACATTCGGCAGATCGGCCGGGAGCTGGGGGCGCGCTACATTCTCGAAGGTAGCGTTCGGAAGGATAGCGATCGGGTGCGGATCACGGCGCAGCTAATCGAGGCGGCATCGGGGCACCACGTCTGGGCGCAGCGTTACGATGAGGAGGGCAATGATGTTGCCGCCTTGCAGGATGCGGTCACCCATAAGATTGTCAGTTCAGTGGGCAGTATGCACGGCCAGATCCGCGCGGCGGATTACCGAAATGCTTGGAGCAAGGATGCGACTAAGCTTCAGGAGTATGATTATTTCCTGCGTATACATGGGTTAATCATGCGGGGCCCAAAGGACGACTTGGAGCAAGCGCGGCAGGTCGCCTTTGAGGGGCTGAAGCGGTTCCCCGATTCGGCCATCATCAAGATCAAGCTCGCTTGGACGTATCTTAATGATGTTCGCAGGGGTTTCAGCGACGACCCGCGGCGCGATCTTGAGCGCGCCTTCGCCCTCGGAAGTGAGGGAATGGCTGGGAAGGACATCCCACGGCTCGGGCAAATGCACGGCCATTGGCTAATGGCTCTGGCCTATTTCTATTGCAAACAGGATTACAGCCGCGCGCTTGACGAGCGGGAGATCACGCTTGCCATGGCGCCGATCGACGCCATTGTATACGTCGATCTATCACAGACCTTGACCTTTGCGGGACGGCCGATGGAGGCGCTGAACTCCATTCACAAGGCGATCGAGCTCGATCCTGGCTATCCCCCCTGGTTCCACACTTATTTGGCAGAAGCATACTACGCGGCCGGTAAAAGCCGTGAGGCTGTCGATGAGCTGGCGAAGATCAACCAGCCGGCGTTTAGAGATCTAGTATATAGGGCGGCGAGTCATGCCTCGCTTGGTCAACTTGAAGAAGCCAGACTGGCAGTGGCAGAATTGCAAAACTGGAATTCGAGCGTCAGCTTGGCTAAGATTCGATACGTGTTCCCCTACCGGTCCGATGTTGATCGGCAACGTGTGCTGGATGACTTGCGCAAAGCATCGCTGCCCCAAGGATAAACCAAAACGGTACCGGAAAGCTAACCGTGCCCAGTCGATCAGAAGGCATTCAAACCTACCTGCACGCAAAGGACGAAAACCGTCCTCATTTGATGAAGTTTGTTTTCGCTGAGACTGCTAAACTTAAAATGACGGTCGAGACAGGCACGATTTCATTTCGGCCTCTTACGAATGGGGTCGATGCGATTACACAAATTTTGGTTCGGGATTTTGGGCAAGTCTACGAAAACGTCTACACGTTTTGTCTTGGCGATCCTCCTACGGGCAATACCGGCAAGTATACATGTCCCTGGCTAGTGGGGATGTCGGAAAAAGCTGGCGGCTCAGTCCGCGTCGGTTGTGGGTACTACGACTGGTCATTCGAGAGGAACGAGCCATATCTCGTGGATGAGCTCACAATTACCATCAGGATGATGAAGGTACTGCCGTCCGAATATCTTCGTCCAGTGATGGGCTGGTTGCCCGGACTGCCGTATCCGTGGTGCCCGGCTTCCGAGGCTATCAAGGGAATGCCGGATCTCACGGCGCTCGAGGAAGTTCGCAAGTTCATCGGTCAAAGCCGCGACTGAGTAATTATCCGACTCAAGCCAACAAAACAAACGTATACCGGTCGTGAGACTCAAGGGACGATGTCCGCTCTGGGTGTGCGCCGTGCAAAGGCGGCGCTTTCCAGTGGGTGCAAGTCCCACCCGGCAATCGCTCCAGCCGGAAGCAATCGGAGCAGTCATGGAGGTAA